TCGACATTTACTTTATAACATATAATTGAGGACGATACAATTATACTTTAGACAGACATAAAATGAACAAATAATCTGTGGATTAACACACTCCGTCTTCAATTGTAAAATAATCCTTATAAATTTTACAATGACGTGAACTCTTGATGAATCCTGTTTTCAGTTCCTCATAACTGGGAAAGGTCGACTCTGTGACCCAATCCTCCCAGTCAAGATCATGAACTAGTTTTTTAAACATATCCATCTTGTTTAGATATATTTCTTTACCATAAAAGAAATATTCTCGCAGTGCTGTTGATATTACATCGATTCCTTGAGCTTCTTCTGTTACCGCCTTACTGCGGTTCCAAACCATAAGCATTTTCTCAATGGAATCATGATCTAGGGGAGCCAGCATGCACCCTAAATCTGCATCATGTCTCCAAGTCCGTTTAAGAAAGGAGGCATCATCAATATGGATGAAAGGAACACTCTCTGCTTCCTTTTCAGCCATAGTATAGCCTATATCTAATTCCTTGAATTTATTAGATATGTTCGTGTGATTGAACCAATCGCACCCTTTAGCAACAGACATAATATTATCATCACCATATGTCATGAGGCTAACTCTAGATTTAAACGTTGAAACCTCACTCTCAGGATTCAACAATCTATATACGTAGCGCATACGTAAACAATTCACAATACCATTCAGAATAACAGTTAAAGGATTGCCAGATGGATTTGATCCAAACAATTGTATCAAATCTCCATTAAAATCTACTACAGCAAAAGCTGTATCTTCAGCAATACATCTCACAACTCTGATATCTTCTGGTGTATAATTTCCAGATATCTCACAAAAGTGAATAATAACATCAAAGGCTGCTAGAATCTCTTTAGGTGTCATCTTTTTATCAAATGCTACATAATCACCTGCAACAATACGATCTTCACCATGTTTAATGATATAATCATAAAGTTCCTGCCACTCCAATGATTGAGCTATTGTTCCGGGTCCAGCCTCAAAAGCTAATCTATTATTTTGCAACAAACGAGTGAAAGAAAGTAAATACTTTCTTACAACAATTGTCCAATCAAAAGTCGCTCCCGTGAAAACACGAGTTTTTCCGATTTTTGCTTTTTTAAATGAAACCGGTTCATCTTTTAAATGAGCACAAAAGTTTGGATGTGCTTGTCTACCTTCACGGTATGTTAAAATAATCTCATCCACACGATCCATTATCTCATCATTGACCGTAACAGGATCCAACATTCCATGTTTAGGTGGACAAGCATCCATGAAATATCGCTTTGATTTTTTCCATGGATTGCCAGCACTAGTGTTTCTATTAATTTTATCTATATACGCCACTTGTGCTCCATTGATAGTAGTGAAATTATCTAA